GACCTGTTAGGCCTTGTACGCCACTCGCGCCTGTAACTCCCTGCGGACCTGTTAGGCCTTGTACGCCACTCGCGCCTGTAACTCCCTGCGGACCTGTTAGGCCTTGTACGCCACTCGGGCCCGTTACACCCTGTACACCACTTGCACCTGTTACCCCCTCTAAGCCCTGTACTCCACTGGCGCCTGTTACCCCTTGTGCTCCACTCGGGCCCGTTACACCCTGTACACCACTTGCACCTGTTACCCCCTCTAAGCCCTGTACTCCACTGGCGCCTGTTACCCCTTGTGCTCCACTTGGGCCTGTTACTCCCTGTGCGCCACTTGGGCCTGTTACCCCTTGTACTCCACTTGCACCTGTTACTCCCTGTGCGCCACTTGGGCCTGTTACCCCTTCTAAGCCCTGTACTCCACTTGCACCAGTTGGCCCCTGTGGTCCCGTTAGGCCTTGTGGTCCACTAGGACCTGTTGATCCATCACCACTTCCTCCTGAAATAGATGGAAGAAGAGTCCACCCCTCTACTCCATCTCCTACTTTTAAGACCTTATTTGTAGTGTCATACCCAAGTTCTCCACAAGCAAGTACAACACCGGATGGCCCTGTAGACCACTGTGCTTCCGTACCACTGCGAACCTGTATTCGCATATTTCGAGTTGCCATAAATGACATTTTATCTTATGATATAATTATAAACGAAATGTACTTTAAACTATTCGTAATGGCTGTGCTGTTCTTTCTGCTTACTCCTGGAGTCGTGGTAGCGCTACCTCCGGGAGCGTCTCTACTGACCCAGGCTGCAGTTCACTCTTTAGTGTTTGTAGTCGTTATGTGTCTCCTCAAGAGTTTCCGTGTTCTAAGCAAGAGTAGCTAAACGCTCTGTATAAACTCCCATTTTAAACTATCACAAATCTTTTTCCATATTGTATCGTGCTCAATTAAGCGGTCTCGAGATTTGAGCAACGAAAAATATGTCTTATACTCGTCTAATTCTAGCAATTCGAAAAACTTATAAAGAATGTATGAGTACGATAAAAAATTGGTTCTGTCGTCGGGACAGTATATCAAAAACGGTGCCTGAATTTCTTGAAACATAGCTCGAATCTTTTCCTCAATTTCAGGAGTAATTGTTGGAGGTGGATTTCCGTTCAATCGAGATAATATATGCGCTGCATGTTCGTAATATCTTGATCTATTAAGCTTCTTAAGAATCTCTCGCATATCCTTTTCAGTTAGTTCTGCAATGTTTTGAATACGACGCTTCTTGACTTCGCAAATAACCTCATTCATAACTTCTTCCGGAATAAAAGTACTTTCCTTTGCCTGAAATTGATTTAAAATTTCATTCAAGTGATTAATCTTTTTATATGCATAGTTGTTTCGCTCCTTTGGAGGATCGCGGAAGCTAGACAGGTCTGACACAACCATCATATATTCTTCTGAACCGCAAGACGGACATACGAGTACTCCTTCAGTTGTAATCTCTTCCCTTGCAATATTACATCGCGTACAGTGTTCGGACGTAACACTTGTTTCAGTTGCTGATGTCTGTATCTTCATGCGCAAAGTGTATTCCTCGAACAATTCCTTCTTAGATGTCGTTGTATTATTTGTGCTTGTTACCAAATACTTCAAAAACGTGGACTGATCGTTCAATAAATTTCCCGTTATATTTGTTTTCTCCTGAGTTCCATAATACTTCAACATAATGTCGGCATTTTTTAGATAATATGATTCCAGTCCGTTGATTTCTTCATATGTTTGCTTCAACTTTTCATATTCTTCTTTTAGCTTTGTCAGACGGACTATATTGTCTATATTTTCTATTTCAGATTGTATTCTTTTCATCTGCTCCTCAAGATCAGAATGATCTATCTTAAGCATCTTTGAGATAACTGAATTATGAATAGAATCTAGAGTCCCACCCAGTTCATTCGATTGTGTTTTTGAAGTATCTTTATACTTCTTTGTTCGGAACACATTATCCATTTGTAAATTGTCATTTAGCTTGTGAAAATGAATACACTTGATTTCTATATTCTGAATTTGTCAGTGCACACGGCCGTTGCATGAGAATGTTTTTTACAGACGCAAGGAAGTCTAAGTTCAATCTCTTACACATAAAGGCAAGGCACAAATATCCACTGCGATTAATACCGCATTGGCAATGAACGTATATGTTCTTAGATCCTTCTTCCCGCAAAAACGCATGTATCGTTTTCTCGAATTCAATGTACCAATCTAGGATATTTGCGTCCAAAGAATCTACTGCATTCAAGCATTTATATTTGGATGGAAATGTAGACTTAAACCAGTCCGGGCTATCTTGTTCGAATGCACAATTGACAACATGTGAAATATTATGTTTCTTTACAAATTCTGGTGTTATGAATGATCCGGCTCCAAACAGAATACGGGAGTGAATATAAGCAACCGGGTCTGCTTCCCATCCCTTAGATCTCCGTCTGAATGTAGAGATATCCATTGTATAAAATAGACTACCTTGTTGAAAACGAATTACGTGCATCGAAGATATGTATTGTAATCAAACATGGATTATAAGAAGGTTCACTGCACCGAGTATCACGTTGCTAGGCTTACGAGGAGGAGGAAGGTCATCGCTACTGCAAGGAACACGATCGGAACAAGGAGTCGTGGTTCGGGATGGGACGACCAAAGTTTGCATGCAGAACGTGCAGTCGTGAAAGCTCTTGGTGATATTTCACAACTGCGCGGTTGTACTCTTGAAGTCATTCGCTTAAATAAAAAAAATCAAGTGCGTAATTCTCAGCCTTGCCATAGCTGTGAGACATTTCTGCACAAGTGTATGCGAGATTATGGTCTTAGAAAGGTCCTGTATTCATCTGACAATGAGGATGAGAACGTAAGAACAATCATGGCTTAAATCATTGTGCTAAAAAATGTCGAAAGCACGTAAGAAATGGAAACTGCAATTAATCCAAGTACTCCAGCGCCCATATAAGATACAACACCGCCGGATGTATACATGTTAGGGATATACTGGAGGAATAAATTACGAGGAACGGGCAGAGAAATAATCATTGCAGCGATAAAAAACGCAATATATGTCATCATACCGCGAATAGCATGTTTAATGTAGGAAAAAGACTGGTGTTGCTGGACGGTTTTTACGTTAGTGTTACTGCTGGGAGACAGTGCAATAAACGGGTCAACGCCTCCAGTTACAATTGGCGAAAAAGTAGTCGATTGCGGGAGAGAAGGATTCTGAACTGGACCACTGCCACCTCCTAGTAGTTCACTTAAGTCAGTAGCTCCTTCCATTTATTCTTTATTATATACCTTTTCGCATTTTGTATCTTCCGCAGTGAACTTGTAGCATTTGTTTCCATTACGAATAATATTTGCTTCAACCTCTTCGATACTCATTGAAAGTGTTTTCACCGTCTGGGTTGATCGGTGGAGAATTAGGACAATAAATCCAAATCCTATTAGAAATGAAAAGAAACACATACTAGACGGGTTATGTAACACTTTTAGTATCTGGGGAGATCCAAACCACTTCATTACTTATTGGAAGCGATGAAATTCAATGACTTCGCGTCATCTGAGCACTCAACTTCTGTGGATTTAAATTTCACACACCCATTTTTCGTGTGAAATACACTATTATCATTGGGAACTGGAAGCTCATTCTCTTTGTGGTTAGGCGGAATGAATACAGACACTACAAGCAACCCTGCTAATATGCCTATAAATAACCAAAAAAGGTTAATCATTTACTATAGTAGATGTATTTTGTTGGAACCCACCACGGAGGATTCACATAGCTCGTACACATTAGCGAGCCAAGGTAATTCTGTTGCAAAATAGCTCCAGGATACTCCTTTTTCATATTTCGACCTTCTGCATCGGCGCGAACTTTATTTGTAAATGAGGATGCTTGTGGCATTCACTTACTCTTTTTACCAGGAATTCGTTTACGTTTAGCTGGTTTTGGAATCACTAGTTCAGTTTCAGTGACTTCGGGCACTTCTTTGAGTCGGTCAAAAAACTGACGCGCCTGTTCGACGGATAAGTCCCTGTACGCCAGCTCCAGTTTCAATTTGAGGTATTTGTCCATAATTTGAGGTGGGAACATTTCTTACTGCATTATTCCACGTCCTTGGTTCGAACGGAATCTTCTG